AGTCGGCTCCAGCTCCTCGAGAAGTATCAACTACGATAGCATAGATCGTATCTGGTTCGGGCTCTTCGTAGATCTTCAATCCTCCATCTGCTTGGGCAATTGGATGCTTGTAGACCATATTACGAAGTTTAGTAGGATGGATCAGTGTGTTCGAAGATCCAAGAAACTCGCACTCATATTCTTGTCTGAACTGTTCTTCAGACGTGTTACTGATCGTCTGCTCTCTCCATGCCTCATCGCGACCTGGAATCTGTGACCAGTGAACGTCGACACGAGCATAGGCATTGCGGCCTTCTTCTGACTCTGTCCAGATACGGTAGAACATGTTCATACCATTTGGAGTCGAAGTCACAAGAACCTTCGAACTTTGACCAGATGAAATGGTAGGATATACCGAGGCAAAGAACTCGTCTTGAATGTTGGTCGGAACGAAGGCAAACTCGTCGAGGTAAACCATGTTCTGAGAAGTACCACGAATAGCAGAAGATGAGGTAGCAGAAGCAAGGATTTCTGACCCATTCTCGAGCTTAATATTACCTTTATTCCATTATGTGACACCCATCTGAAGCCACTTCGGAAGATGCTCGAACATCAACTGAATACGTCCAAGGATTTCTCGAGCCTGTCTATCTTTGTTGGCGAGAATAGCGATGGAATATTCTTCGTTAAATACGATTTTCCATAACAGGTATGCGGCAACAGTAGTCGTCTTACCAACCTGACGAGGCATCTTACAGATAACGAAACGGTTGGCCTCGAAGGCAAGGATCATTTCCTTCTGGAATTCCCAGAGCGGGAATATGATCAGACCCTTATCGATGTTAACGATCTTACAATAAGTTAAGATGAAGTAGATAGGATCCTCAGAGCACTTGATATACTCGGCAACTTGCTCAGGAGTATACTCGACCTTTGTGTCAGCTCTTTTTAATCGAGGGTTACCTAAGTAATTTTCACTCGCCATCTTTGTGCTGCTTTAAATATTTCTGTAACTCTGCGGTAGATCCGACAAAGAGATTGTTTGTGACTTGCTGTGGAGAAGCAGAAGGATCATCTTCCATGATCTTTTTCTTCTTGGCCTGAAGATCAACCAAGTCTTTGCTTGCTGCCACCATTGTATTCATCATGGTTGCCAAAACTTCGTAGGCTCTTGGGTGCTGGCTTTGTTTAGCCACATCCATCAAATCAAAGAGTGCTTCTTGTCCCTTATTAATCACTTCCATCATGTTCTCGCGAGCATACTCAAAGTCTGCTGACACTTGAGTACTCATCTTCTTTTCGATCACGGCGGGTAAGTTATCGCCCGAGGCGATGTTTAAAAACTTATCAAGTTCGTTGCTCATTATAGATTCTCTGTAATTTCATGAATAAAGCCATAGTCATCTGTACTTATAATTTCATCATACGGCAAGCTTGCTGCAGCATTACTTGTAGGTTGACCGTTAGCAGTCAATCCTGGACGAGCAGTTACAATTACGGTGCTAGTGGTATTCGTTGTGTTTCCAGTTTCTACGTCTTCAGGAAGTCTGAAAGTAGTTTCTGCTTTCTTAATTAGTTTCGATTTCTTTGTAGGTCCATACAAGTAACCCTTCAGTGTAAAGCTGAGTGTCCATGTCAACACTCGTCTTTCTGTGAAGGAACCTTCGTATTGATCTTGAGATGTGATGCTATTTAAGATGATAGGAATGTCTCGCGGTCCATCCACCTCAGGAACAACATTTACACTGACTGTAAAGTCTGGTGTGAAGTAAGGCACAATCTGTTCTACGATTCGTGTGCCGTCTTCTGCGTTCTTAACCAAAATATTCATCTCAAACTGCATGTCATAAGGAACAGGCTGATACTGATACTTGACTTCATCGTCTGTGCCAGCAGTAGCAGATTGTTTTGTCAGCTTGTTGAGAGTATTCAGTTTACGAGTGGGATCATATTCCATCGATGTCATCTCGAAAGAAATACGAGGAAGAACGATACCAACTTGATTTAACATTTCTGGGTTCTGATCAAGTCTCGCAAGAACTTTATCCTTCGGACCATAAGTCAAAGGAATCTTAAGAGTCTGAAGTACTTCTCCGGTAGAGCTTAGGCGATTGATGTAGATGTCATTAAATACCGTACCGAATACGATGATGTATTTTCTTAGACTGTCATGATTCCATGTTCTTCCAAACATTATACTTGTCCCTCACTAAACGGATCTATTTGTGTCCAATCGAGAAGTCCGTCACCTTCTGTTTCGAACTCGGTATTATCTTCGAATGGATCGCCGGATTGGGTTTCAAAACTGTATCCACTCTGAATAACAGGAGTTCCGTCTTGAGTAACAAGAATGAGACCATCTGAAGTCATAATGTTGTATAGGTCGAGGCTAAGGCTGAGATCTCTCTCGATATTATCAATCGCGGCAATTCCAGTATTCAGTGCTTCACCGCTATATTCAAACATCTCACAAACAAGATCATACATCTGAATTGATCCCATCTGATAGAAGACGGGAGTTTTATTCACATACTTGATGTACATCAAGCGATCAGCCATCGGAAGATATATAATATCACCTTCTTGAGGGCTATCGATCATCTCAAGGTTTCCGATCTCGTCCATAAAGTTACGGACAGATACAGTAAACGTTACCTGATCTCTGATTTCAAGACCAAACTTCGAGAGGAACTGACCGTCTCCTTCGTAGCTTTCATAGCTGCGAATATACATGTCAATTAAGTAAGAACTGTTGTACTGTGATACAGCATCTTCTTCATATACGTCGTCTTTTGCTATCAGTGTTCGAGGGCAGTAGAATACGTCGTGACCATATATCTTAATAGACTCGAGAACCAGATCTTCGATTAAGACCTGCTCTTGGCTATTTGTAAAGTTGTTAAAATAGAAATTGGTCGACATGTATTATCCAATCATATCGAGAACCGGAAGAGAATAAGAAGAAATCATCTCGTCTTCGAGCTTTCTTCTTTCGGCTACGGCATCGTCGTAGATTTTCTCTCCGTTAAATTGAACTCCTCCTGGTAGAGTCATACCTGTGAACTTCGTGAGGTTCGATCCCCACTGTTCTTTAATCAGAGTCGTAGCATAGTTCTGAAGCCAACGATCGTTATAAGCATCTGTCCATGTTTCTGGATCCACGACTTCGTAGGCTTCTACGAGTAAGAATTCTCCGACAGCAACAGTGCCCCAATCCATATCAACGTGTAGTCGATCTTTGTGGCGAGAGTAACGAATTGGTTGCTTACCAACAAGAAGCTCGTTCATCAAAGCAAGGTGTTCCATGACCATGTAGTAAGGAACAAGCGATACGTTAGTCAGAGTATAGAGGTCGTTCAGAGCAATTTGATAGCGAATATTAAAGAGGTCGTCAGAACGGATCGAAGGATCTCCCATCGAGAAGATGCTAACAGCACCAATGATATTTTCTGGAAGAGTAATATACTTGTTCTCTACATCGGTCGTTGTGATAGCATGCTTATAGTATACTCTTTCTGAACCATCGAAGTGATAGTCATACCAGTAACGCAAGGCTTCGTCGACACGATCATCTACCTGATCATCATCTACGTTGATCTCAATTACTGGCTTGCCAAGCTTACGAAGGCAATACTCTTTAAATTCTGCTTTTGTGGTAGGAGTGGCCATCGAATCCCTCTTTCAACAGGTAACTATCCTGGCAAACGAACTCGCTCCTTTCTCACAGACGATGTCAAAGCATGCATTCAGTATTGGATGAATTTTGCTGGTAACATTACCAACTGGTACGAAGACTCTGGTTATACTGGAGCTTTTCAGTATGCAACAGCCCAAGATCGCACGTGGATCCACTGCGATCATACGAGCATGTGGGCAGGAGTATGCTACCTGACTCCTGATGCACCACTATCGAGCGGCACTGCCATGTATCGGCATAAGGAATCAGGAGAATGGCGATCGCATGAAAACCTTCATGAGGGATACGACTACACCAAATGGGATAAAGTAGACTCGATTGGTAACAAGTACAATCGACTTATTCTTTATCGTGGAGATCTGTTCCATGCCAGTCTCGACTACTTCGGTAAAAACTTATATGATGGAAGATTGTTCCAGACATTCTTCTTTGATACGGAGAGATTCTCATGAAGGTATGTAAGATCATTTGGTCGACGAATCGACTCGAGTATTTGATTCCTACTCTAAAATCCCAGCGAGATATGCTAGACTTTAGTGGATGTCAAGTCGAAGGCATCTTTATTGATGACATGCCAAAAGGTCGCCATGACGGTACGATGTTCGAATTAGCCAAGAATTTCGGTTTCACTGAAATCATCTTACATCAACAGAACATGGGTTTGCCACACGTATGGAATAAGACTTTCGAAATTCTGAGAGCGCGAGATTATGACTACGTGTATCTGTCTGAAGACGACGTCACGTTCAACGTCCCAATTAAGATGCTCGATATGACTCAGATCTTGCATGATTATAGAAACGTTTCTCAGGTATGTTTAACACGTCAGAAATGGTATGACTTTGAAGAGGAAACTCAGGCTTATGAAACAGATATTACACTCGGAAAGTATCGAGGCGAGCTTTCTGCGGCATATTTTTGGAGTTTGGCAAGCGTTTTTCCTCGGGCGATAGTAGATCTTCCTCATGCCGAATCTGTAGGCGAGAAGAACTTGAGCGAGTATGTTGTGGCAAAATCATTGCAACAGCTTGGCATGCAGACGTGTAAGGTAAAGACTGAAGAAGGAAACAACATCGTCAATCAT